GGCCCAGCAGGGCTTTGTGGATCGCCTTGTGGACAAGGTGTGGGACTTTACGGTGATCTTCTCCGGGGTGGAGATGTTCCCCTACCAGGCGAGCCTGGGCCGGCGCATCATCGAGAGTGTCATCAGCGGAGATGGAGCCACCATCACTGGGGAGTTGAGCCGGCAGAGCGGCAAGACAGAGGTGGTGGCGAACGTCGCGGCCAGCCTGATGATCCTCCTGCCGCGCCTGGCCGAGATGTTTCCGGAGTTTGAACCGCTCCAGAAGTTTCGTACCGGGGTGATGATTGGGTGTTTCGCTCCAGTTGAGCAGCAGGTCGAGACCCTGTTCGGACGTGTGGTGGACCGTCTGACCTCTGAACGTGCCCTGGAGATGCTGGAGGATCCAGAGATCGATGACGTGGTGCGCCCCGGCTCCAGGAAGGTGCGCCTGAAAAAATGTCAGTCGTTCTGTGCCATGCAGACGGCCAACCCTCGTGCCAAGATCGAGTCCAAGAGCTATCACATCATCTTCGTGGACGAATCCCAGAGCGTGGATGAGTACGTTCTCAATAAATCCATCACACCTATGGGTGCTTTTTATCTGGCAACTATGGTCATGACCGGCACTCCTGACATCGTGAAGGGTGTCTTCTACAAGACGATTCAGCACAACCGACGTATGGAGTTACGTCGGGGAGGTAAGAAAAATCACTTCCGATTCGACTGGCACTACTGCGCCCGGTTTAACAAAAACTACGCCAGCTACATCCGGGGCGAGGCCATGCGGATCGGTGAGGACTCCGACGAGTTCCGGCTCAACTACCGCCTGGAGTGGCTCCTGGAACGGGGCATGCTCATCACTGAGACCCGGATGGACGAGCTTGGTGACCCCACCATGCCCATCGTGCCGGCGTACTGGCGATCCCCCCTGGTGGCCGGCATTGACTTCGCTCGGAAGATGGACTCCACCGTGGTCACCATCGTCTGGGTGGACTGGGATAGGCCCGATGAACTGGGCTTATACGATCACCGGATCCTCAACTGGCTAGAAATGCACGGTGAGGAATGGGAAGACCAGTACTTCAGGATCGTGGATTTTTTGTCCAACTACTCAGTGGTGGCGTGCGGTGTCGACGCTCAAGGAGTTGGCGACGTAGCTGCTGACCGGCTGAAGCGACTGTTGCCGCGTATCCAGGTGGAACCACTGTCGTCACAGATTGCGGACCAGTCAGCCAGGTGGAAGCACCTTCAGCAGCTACTACAGCGAGGGTTGATGTCCTGGCCGGCGCACCCCAGGGCCAAGAAGACCAAGACCTGGCGTCGGTTCCGCCAGCAGATGGTGGACGTGGAGAAGAGCTACAAGGGCGCTCATCTGGTCGTGGCGGCTCCGAACGAGGCCGGCGTCCACGACGATTACGTCGACTCACTGGCCTGCGCCACCATCATGAGCCAGGTGATGATGGTGCCTGAAGTTGAGATGCAGGCGACGCCTTGGGCGTCGTCGGCTCGTCGGGCGAGGTCTCCCCACCCCCGGCAGAGGCGTCGGACAGCATAGAAGCCACGTTGCTGCCGGTAGCCCGCTGCATCGAGGTCTGATGCGCCCACTGGCCTGAGGCTGAGGTATCGGACACGTCTTTAGGGTACTGGGTGGTCGGGGGGCGCGTAGTGGGCGTCACTAGCCTCGTAGACAGCCTGATCCCACAGGAGGATAAGACATGTCTCTTGGCCCTGAGCCGCAGTTCCCGGAGCGGGGACGGTACCAGTACGACGTGACCCAGGGCGGCAATGCCCCTGGTGGCCGGGGTCCGCTCCGCTTTGAGGAGGGTCTCGCCACCGACACCGACATCCCCACTGACTTCACCAGGGGGATGACCGAGTTCATGGTGTCGGCTCCTGGCCGCATCAACCACGTCGACCCCAACACCCAGTTCAAGATGCCGGAAGAGACTATGGCTGAGCGCGCCCACGTCGGCTCGGCAGCCTGGATCGACGCCCCCACCATGCTGGGTGAGTTCGCTCATGGCTCCTTTACGGACCAGGCAGAGGTCCGCTACGAGGAGGTGGTCCGTAACGGAGCCATCCAGAAGAGGCGGGCACCCGAAGTCGTCACTGACTGAGATGTCAGTACGGCAGCATCTGACTGAGGCCCACGGCTGGTCCCGGAGCGACTTCGGCCTGTTCGGGGACGAGCCGGGTGACCCCGCGCCTGAGCATCTGCTGGATGGGGCACACGGTCAGGAACACGAGTACAACCCCTCCGTTGGTCATCAGCACGAGAATCTGTACGAGGAGTCGGGGGTGGATCCTGTTGGGTCAGGGCTGTTCAATGACCGCCGGCAAGAGGGCCGGCGAGACCGGCCCCGGTAATGGCGCGTCGTAGCCAGCCTCCTGCCGCGCCGGCTGGGATTCTCCAGATCGAGCATCTCGATCCGAAGAGCGTGCGCGCCGCCAAGGAGAACTGGGCGCAGATGGGCATGGCGAAGCAGCGCATCGGTGGTGCCATCGAGGAAGCCGAACGCGCCCATGCAGAGGCCACCGAGAACCCGGAGTACAGGAAGAAGATGGGCCACCGGGCGTCCTCTCTCCGGGCCATCGAGCCTCATGTAGAGGACAAGCCCATCACCATGCGGGGAGCCATCTCCCAGCGGGTCAAGCTGGTCGAACAGGGCCGGCAACGGGCGCGCCAGGAAGGTGGGACGGGTGGGGCTGACTGGTTCTTCGTCCACCACAACCTGATCAAGGGGGCGGCGCAGGAGACCGGCACCCCGACCAGTACCGGGATCACGGCCACTACTGCTATGTCCCCGATGAACCCACCGGAGCAGGAGCGTCCTGCCGGCCACGCCATGATGCGGCTGGTTCACGAGCCGCACACGGTGACGATGACACCGGAGCTTCACGAGGCCACCAAGGCCAAGGTGAAGAAGCTGGGTGGCCCCCCAATACCGGAGGAACACATCGGTGGTGAGGTCAAGACCAAGGATCTCCATCACACTCACCTGGCTGCTATCGCCTCTGTGGACGCCTCGATGCGGAAGAAGGGCACGCCCATCCAGTCGAGCGCGCCCGAAGCCTTCACGGCCATAGGAGCCACCCGACAGTCCACGGCTGCCTCCAAGGGCATCCAGCATCTGCGGGGCCAGACGCCGGCAGGACAGCCGGTCATCCATCCCTGGACAAGCCCCAAGGTGAAGAGCTACGAGGAGTCCACCCAGGAAGCAGAGCCGGGTACCGCAGAGCATGGCGAGTTCGGGATCCGGATGCATCACTACATCCACGGTGACCCGAACCAGGGTGTGCTTGACCTCTACGGCCTGCGTCACTCTGAGAAGGGCATGCTGAGTTCGGGCCGTGAGCCTGGCCCCGGTAGCCACACCCCGGAGGACACCTGGATGGAGTCGGTGTCCACCCGGCAGACGCCGACGAACATCGGGGGCGGGGGCCGCGGTGTCAGCGTCGCCAAGACGGTGGGTAGCGAGTCCCGCCTGGCCGGCGCGGAGGCCATGACCAAGACCACCCCTTCGGGCGGCAAGATCAACGTCGACCCTCTCATCGGGGGCTACGCCGTCACCCACGCCCTGAACAATGCGGCTACTCGCCAGGCTGCTCAGTCGGTCAAGATCCAGATGGGTGGCGAGACCGCCAACATGCCGGTGCGCGCCCTGCACCCCATCGTGTGGACCGAGATGCGCCGGCAGGCTGACAAGGATCCGGAGTACCGGGCTGAGCGGGAGGCCACGGCCAGGCGGGCTGAGGTCGGTGGCCGGCAGTTTGAAGCGGAGCAGTTGATCGCCCACCGGAAGGCCGAGAGGAAGAAGGCGGGCCAGCCTGCACCAACCGAGACAACGCTGCCTGGTGAAGTCCAGCGGGGCCAGCGCGGCCAGGTCAGAACCAGGCGGGGTGAGGTGGTACGGGGGCCGGCGCGCACGGTGCCGTTGCCCAAACGGGAGACCCAGCCGGCGCTGTTCGGTGAGAGCGGGGAGCCGACACCCGCGGCCAGGCTCCCTAAGAGAAATCAGAGAGGTGCGTGATGGCTGAGGTACAACCGCTGAAGACCAAGGGTGTGCCGGTCGACTACATGGATCTCCAGACCCTGTGGAACGACCGGCGTGACCCCCATGCCAGCCCCCTGTCGTCCTCGCCCCGGCGAGAGGGGGGTCGCGCCCCTAAGGCCAGTGACCTGGGTGGCTTGGTCGACCAGATCTATCGGGGAAGGCCCGAAAAGGGTGAGTGACGTCCAGCCCCTGGCCGGGGGTCCACCTGTCATCCTGTCCCAGTCGATCTTGAGTCAGCGGGTGAAGCCACGTCATGCCGCTCTGGCGACTCAGTCCGAGACCAAGCAACTTGCGAAGCAGGTCACACGCCGGCAGCTACGGCAGGAGCAGCGTCGCCGGCTTCCCCTGACCCAGGTGGACTTCTACACGAAGCTGGCTCGATGAACGGCGACGACGACAACCCCCGCCCGGATCTCTTCAACGACCGACGCTCTGAGGGCCGGCGCACCACCCCTTCCTATGCCACACCAGGAGCCGCGGCGGCAGCGTCGTACCTCAAGCACGGCGTCAATCAAGACTCGCTCATGCGTCGCTCGGCCACGTTGGCGGCAGCCTCTAAAGCGAGGGTCAAGGCCCGTAGGGCAGGGAACGCTTAGTGTCGATCCAGTTCCAATCCCCCAGCTATAGAGCGGCGTCGTCGGACCTGACGATTCAGATCAGCCCGCTCGGGCTGGTGGAACTCGCGGACGAAGAGTTTGAGGTACACGGCCCTCGGCTGAATCGCTATGCCATGAACTGGGCCTTCTATCTGGGCTACCACTGGGCGCAACGACCGGACCTGGGTGAGCCACAACTCACCTTCAACTGGACCCGTGCCCTCAGCGACTTCACCACCAACTTCGTGTTCGGTAAGGGGGTGGGGTTCCGTTCCCCCGACGCCACGGGTGCCATCGTGCCCACTCGGCTCCAGCGCATCTGGGAGAGGGACAACAGGAAAGAGTCGCTCCTGTGGGAGATGGGATCCATGGGTAGTGTCACTGGCGACTGCTTCGTCAAGGTGGCCTACGAGGAACCATGGACTGACCCATCGGGGATGCCACATCCGGGGAGGGTTCGCATCCTGCCCCTTAACTCAGCGTTCTGCTTCCCGGAGTGGCATCCCCATGATCGCAAGCGGTTGATTCGTTTCAAGCTGAAGTATCGCTTCTGGGGAACGACGCAGGAGGGAACAAGGCAGGTTTTCACCTACACCGAGTTGCTGACTGAGGAGCAGATCGAGGAGTACGTCAACGACGAGTTGATCGATCAGCGTGAGAACCCACTGGGTGAGATCCCCATTGTCCACATCAGCAACTTGCCAATCGCTTCATCGCCCTGGGGAATGCCTGACATCCAGGACGTGACCGTCCTCAACCGCACCTACAACGAGGTCGCTACCGACATCACCGACATCGTGAACTATCACGCTGCTCCGGTGACGGTGGTGATCGGCGCTCGGGCCTCCAACCTGGAGAAGGGGAGTCACCAGACGTGGTCGATCCCTAACAAAGAAGCCAAGGTGGAGAACCTGCTCTTCGACCCTCGTGGTGTCGAGTACTGCATCAAGCTGCTCGACGTCCTCAAGGGTGCGATGCACGAGATGACCGGTGTGCCGAAAACGGCCCTGGGTGAGGAGCAGGCCATCTCCAACACCAGCGGTGTGGCTCTGGCGATCCAATACCAGCCCCTCATGAACCGGTTCCACCTCAAGGCCACCCAGTACGGAGAAGGCTTCGCGGAGGTCAACCGGCTGGCCCTCAAGACCCTGTTCATGAAGGAGCCAGAGACCCTCACCTACAACGACACCTGGGATCCGCCCCTGCGCGACGACCAGCTTCCGATGCTGGACCCCATGGACCCGGTGACGTATGAGAACACAGTCCATTTCCAGCCACCGCTACCGGTCGACAAGCTGGTGTTGCTCAACGAGCTACAGGTCAAGATGGCGCTCGGGCTGGAGTCCAAGCGTGGTGCCTTGGAGGAACTGGGCGAGGAGTTTCCCGACGAGAAGCTCCAGGAGCTTTTCAAGGAACTGATCGATGACGCAGAGCAGCAGGCCGCGCTTGAGTACCTGCGGGCGCAGATCGCCGGCTTCACGGTCAACATGACCGGCATGGTCCCCCAGGAAGGCCCCCAGCCGATGCCACCCCCACCTCAGAATGGCAATGGCAACGGGAAGAGTAAGAGCAGTGGTGGTGGTGGGGTGAAGTCAGCGGGTGGCCCCAACGTCAACGTGGCCCCCGGAGCCAAGCCGCCTGCCGGCGTGCTGCCTGGCATTGATGTGACCAATAGTCAGGACATCAAGAAGATGTTCGACCGGGTGGTGGCCCTGTCTCACGGCACGGTCATCCCCCAGCGTCGGATACCTGAAGAAGACGAAACGTAGAAAGGAGCTAACGCCAGTCCATGACCGTGATCGAACCAGGGACCGCCCCACCCGAAGGTGAGCCGCAGCCACCTGATCCCAACAGCATCACCGTCCCTGTCACTCCACCTGAGCCGCCGGCCAC